CGATGGAAAAGTTTACAAGGCTATCACACAAGATATTAACTTTGTACCAGGAAAATGTGAACAGGACAATATGATCTTTAGCATTCCTCTGCGACATGCATGGATTGTTGATCATGACGATAAACCGCAGGTGGACATCACAGAGAAGGTTAAGCGTTATGCTGGCCCTAGAAACGATTTTCATGGTCAGAAGGTACGTCTAGAAGACTTTTTGTACTACACCAGGAAAACCCTTGAGACGAGGTTCCCAAAAATTATGCTTACCAATTCATTAGGTATGAAAAAAGTTGTTTTAACAACCCAAAATTCTACGGACGATCTCCGTATTCCTTAATCATCAGACACCTTTGTCGCGAGATAAAACTTCACTTCTCCCAGGTTTGCTACATTGTATTTTAGAATTAGGAATCTGTTACCCTCCTCCTGCATGATTTGCACAGACGCACACATACTCGTCGCCTTTGTAAAGATATTCAGGTACTTCAGGCTGTAAAGACCCTTGATCTCTGGGCTATCATCGGGGCATTCAATACATGTCTCCTGGTTTGCAAAGTCGCCTTCACACCGGAGCCGAAGTTCTTTACCAATCCTAGTAATTTCAATTTCAATACCAATATTGGTATCACTACCAGCCGCAGATAACTTAGGGTCATTTGTTGTGGCGGCATTGGTAATTTCAAGATAATTTACTGCGCTCGCTGTTTCCGAAAAACTGAGCAATTCATTAGTGCCGTCCCCAATGGAATTACCGTTGACATCCAACATACCACCCAATTGTGGCGTAGTATCTTCAACAACATTTAGGATGCCCGTATCGGTATCTGTGTCGCTATCAGTATCAATAACCATCCACCCTGTTGTTAAAGTAGCCAAAGCATCTGTGACGCCCTGCAAAGTAATGCTTTCCATTCTATCCAAAGTAATGGTATTGGCCGCAGTAAGCCTTGCATCGTGAGAGAAAACGCCTTCATCAATGAGTTGCCCTGCAAGAGAAGAAATCGTTACTGCCGCCGCATAGATATTCTTGAGCGTAATAACGGTTCCATCATGAGCCGAGGCATCAGGTAATCCAAACGGCCCCGGTTCATTGATATAGAAGACCATATCTTCAATCGGAGGACCACCACCCAAAACAGGGAAGTCTGCTAGTAAGGCTTCTTTCTTAGATGCAACCAAGTGTTTACTGTTCGTTAATCCGTCAACATCAGTTTCTCCGGCACTTAAGTTACCAACAGTAATATTATTGGTGGTTGTGTTGCCCCTTCCTGTTACTGAATTTAATGTATCTTCTTCTGTGGAAGTAATAGTAAAGTTGGGATAAGTCCCTGTAACTTCGGTAATGCCTGCCCCGGTCAAACTTACTGTTTGGTCGGGTGCTGAATTGACAACTTCAAGAGTTGAGCCAGCACCACCATCGTTAAGCGCAATTCCTGTTCCAGCAGTAATCTGTCTAGAGTTAGGAATAGAAGAAGCATTAGTGGTTACAAAGCCATCGTTCGTAACATCGTTTGAACGGCCCGAACCCTGCACTAGAATTTTCGCCGTTCCCGAAGAACCCGCAGTAAAAGAACTAAGATGAACGATTCTACCAATGTTTTGAACAATATCCGTAGTTGCATTGGGGCGAGTGTTCGTAAGTTTTCCAACATTGGGGGAAAGATAAATCACATCGCCCTCGGAATAGGAACCAGCATCAAACAAAGCCGCTCCAATATCTCCGGTTAACCCGTTGACGACAACCTTACCGTTACCACCCGAAGAGATATTAGCATACACCAAACCAATCGCAGGGTATTTTCCATCTGCTTGAGTAGCATCGGCTTTATCCACGATAATTTTTCCGGAGGCGTAATTCGTTGGATAAACAGGAGTTCCTGCAACTAATCCTGCGGCCCCTCCATCAGTTACACTCTTAACTACTGTGAGTTCCGAGTATCCATTGGGAACCTCAAAATTCCCATTGCTGACAATCATATCACCCGTAGTCACATCAACTTGTCCCGAACCCGAAGGCGTAAACTGAATATCACTATTACTAGCACCAGCAAAAGCAACATTTGTTCCATCGCTTGTGATGGACAACTGCTCACTATAATTGGAGCCGCTAGGATAACCAATACTAACTGAATTGCTTGTTTTACCGGTAGTCAAGAATTGAATATGCCGCTGAGTTGTAGTTTCTCCTGCGGCCAAACGAATAACCGCAATAGGAATATCTCCTGCGGCAGGAACAGGAACAATATCTACTGCCGTTAAACTGTTATTATCTTTCAGTTCCAAAACATTGCTGGCGTTTACAACAAGAAGGTAATACATATTACCAGCCGTTGGTTCGTCAAAGGTAGCAGGAGTCCCTTGTGTAAAGGTAGCAGTAGCGATTTCTGCAAGGTATTCTCCATCTCTAAACACTCTACCAGCCGCTACAACAAACTGCGTATTGCCCGATGAATCACTTTGCGTAATGTCAAAGTTGTTCCCATCCAGCACGGCATAACTGCCCCCACTCGCTATGTTCAAAGCATGGAAGATGCCGCTATGTGGGAAATCAGTTCCGTCACGAAGACCCCCTAATGTGGGGTCAACCGCCATTCTGCTGAATCCTCCGCTATTGTCGCTACTCGTCATTTCACTCCACCTCAATGGTCACAAAGAAGTCCACATCGCCCGATGAGAAGGGACCAATCCCTTCAAAGTTGAGCCGTGTGAGCATCTTGGAATATGTCGCATCAAAGATACCCAATTCACGAATCGTGTATCCGGAGATTGCAGAACCCGCCACAGAGAATTTGAAATCTACAACATTCTCATCGGAAAGAGAACGAACGACCGTGCTTACATCATAAATGGGAACATCAAGGTCTTCGGAAATAGGACTGCTACTGTTCCCGCCTAATCCAATTCTAGCCTTGGTGTAAGTTGTCTTCAAGTAGTTTGCGAGGTCTGCTCTTGCTTCATCGGTAATCAATATTCCACCTCCCTAACAGTTGTGGTTGTAATACTTGCCCCGGAAGTTCCAAAGCCCATTGCGGTATCAAACCCAATTTCTTCCACGAAACCTATGTTAAAAGAACTTCCTCCCGAAGAGGTCCGAGTCTGCACCAATAGTTTTCGTTCCCTCACATTGATGAGGTCCAGCAAGGATGCATTCTCGTTGGCGGAAGCCAATTCCTTTGAGCGAAGGAATGCTCTATTTTGTTTTGTGGAAATGAGAACTTCTGCGAGTCTGTCTTCCAAGCCCTTACTGAATCGCCCAAGTTCCAATTTGATGAATCCATCAATTTGATGTTCCATTTCCAAGATGAGATATTGGCCTCTAGATACACCTTCTTGAGTCAATTCCAAATCAATGGTATCGCCTGCCCGGAGTTGGCTCAATCCTACATGGCCAATCTCCATCGTAATTTTCTCATTGGTTTTGGAATGTTGCCTAAGCAATTCAATGGCTTTCTCATCTGCATCTTCTTGAGTAAAGATAGTCTTGTCTTCAAACTCAAGTGTCTTTTTGCCAATCTTGTCAATACTTCGTAGGTTTCGTTTGGTAGAAACATGCGAATCACCATACACAATAATTTCATTGTAAAGGTCAAACAGACCACTTGAACGGTTGAAGTCCTTAATCTGAATCTTGTTATTGGAATCGCTCAAGAAAATCTTTGGATAAAGGCTAGAGTTATCTTTATTTTTCACAGTAAACTTGTCGTTTTCGTAAATCAATACCTTTTTCTTGCGCTGAAGAACATAATTGATGGCTGAAAACAAGTCTACGCTCTTATAGTTTGGGGCAAGGAATAGAGGGTAATCATTTGTATCCGTGAACTCGTATTCCAAATCATTGGATTCAAACAGGTCATTGAGAATATCTTCTGCTTCATTGGCGATAGAAACAACGGAACCAATCATTGCCCTCTTGGGGTTAATTGAAACATTCTTGGAAGTGGTAATGGTAATCATTTCCGAAACTGAAACGACACCATTCATTTCCTGCATTTCACCGAATTCAATGTAAGCCCCTCTCGTATTGCTAAGGTATTCTGCTACAAGACTTGTTTTGTAGGTCGTTTCACCATCGGCTAAACACACGCTGAACTGTTTTGTGTATTCAAACGCATCCCCGGAAAACACATAATGCGACCAACCAAAGGTCCTCGTAACCAATTCGCTTCTATTGGTGTCAATGTCTTGCCTGTCGGGGTCCACAAGAACATACATGGAAAGGACGGCTTCATTGTGTCCCGCATTGTTTACACTATTGAAGTCACGACCACCGGAGCCGTATCCAAAGAGGTAATCTCTTGTCACATCGTATGTCTTATTTTCATAAGGAACCTTCGTGTATTCGCTGGAAAGCGTATTCATTTTGATTCTGTTTGGCGTAAATTCGTAAAATGCCGTTTCATTCGGTTGCATTACTCTGTAGTATCCGTTGGTCAAATCTGCGTCAACGAGGAGAATGTGCGTCAATGTAGAATCACTACTATCAATCTCATGTGAAAGAACATATCCTACATCATCGGGCATGACATTGTTGATGCCTTGCGGTGGGGTAGGTGTGCTAGTATTCACCCGGACTGCCGCTCCGTTATCGTCTTCCCCATATACCGTGCCTTCTTCGGATACCAAATAGCAACCGGTTAAATCTTTGATGTAATCTAGAACAGGTTCGGAAGTGATTGTGTATTTGTAGAGAGTTTTTCCGCCCGGACCATATTGCGTAGAACGGGTAATGTTTGAGAGGCCGTAATTAATAGCAAGGCGCAACTTAAATCCGATGAGAACCCCTTCACCATCATTGGAAGTTGCAGTTCTAGAATCACCATAAGGGCCTTCAAAATACAAGAAGTCGTAATCATTACGAAGTCCCATATTCAAAGTAGTAATGTCGTTATCGTATTTTCGTAAATGAGTGTTGTAGTTTGCAGGGAAAGCCGTCCCACGGCTAAGACCGTTGTTACTACGAAGACCGTCTTCAACATCATATCTGTCTAGGAAAACCCCGTGTAGTTGCGAATCCAAGAATGAATCTCTACTACCGGCGGAGTCCGGGAGAGAGTCAATTTTCTTTAACCAAAGGCTAGGGTGTCCGTCAACTGAATTACCAATCTCGTCTTCATCATTGAAACTCAGAGGAAGAATCAAGTGGGATTTTTGAGTAGCCGCAGTTCCGCCGGGACTATTGATGGCATTTCCAAAGACTGTAGAGAAATTACTAGGGGCATAACTGCTATTGAGAACAGTTCCTCTCAATAGATTGATATTCTCTTCAAATTCAAGAAGAGAGTCCTTTTCCCCATGACCCTTAATTGTAGTTTTCTTAACTGTCGCTTTGTAGAGAGTCCCTGTGTATTCACTACCGCTATCGGTAGGAATAGGATTTGCGTTAAGAGAAACAGTAGTTACACTTGATTGTGCGCCATTCGCAGTTCCGATG